CCGGTGCCCGTCCCCGTTTCGGTGGTCACGAACAGATACGCATACCCGCCAGCACTGCCCGCTGCGCCGATGTCAACCGGCGTGGTCGTGCCGGTTGCGCTGATTGTGCCGGAATAGACACACGTCCCCCGCCGCAGGCCGGTGTCACTGGCATAGGAGCCGGTGACGGTCATCACCCCGGCGACTGGAGATTGTATCTGCATGTTGCTGGTAGATGCGCCTGGCAGCACATAGCCCGGCGAACCTGCCGGCACCGTGACATAATGGATAACACCGACCGTATCCGCCGTGTCGATTGCCAGGCGCAACCTGTTTTCAAACGTCGAGCCGTTGGCCGTGTCAAACGTCATGTAGCCGCCAAGATTGACCTGAGCGGATGGCGGCAGCGTGACATATTCTTTGCCGGTCGCCTCGAATGGCGTCGTCTCTATGCGTTCCAGTGTGGCCGCTATCTCGCTACTGTTGGTCTGGCTAGATAACAGATAGCCACCCATCAATATCCGTGTGTTCGTTCCCTTGATTCCCGCCATAGTTGCGTCCTTAGATGCTCAATTCGTCACGAACACTGACGAACATAGTTGCGACCAGCCAGGCCAGCGAATTGACGGTTGTGATACCAGGATCGACGGTGAACGATACCGGCTCATCGTAGACAAGCGTATAGCCCGTCCCGTCCGCAGACACCAGCGCCGCCATTGCAGCGACGCCTATGTCTCGCGCCCTCTGCATCGTCGCTGTTGGTTTGCCATCGTGTTTGACCCATAACTCAATCGGCACTCTGTGCGTTACCGTCACGGCAAACACGTCTAGCGTCTCCCAGGTGAACCGTGATTCCAGTTCAAACGCTGGCGACAATGCTGCTATCCTCGCCGTTGTGATCGCTGGCGTGAAGTCCGACGAGGAAACGGAATCCACATCAGACACCGCCGTATTGATGGCGCTCAACAGAGCATTCACAATCGACGAGGTGACAGTCATTCTGTCCAGTCCTCGCCGGTCGCCAGCGCCGAGTAGCCATCGATGCGCCGCAACTGCAACGTGCGAACTCGGCTGCGCGGAGCAGTCGTGCTTGTAACTACAGTTACACCAAGCCCGATCAGGTTTGATGCGGCAATCGCTTGCAGGTCGACATCGAATCGCTCCAACCACACGTTGGAGCGATTCTCCGCTTCTCCATTGCTAGAGTCCATGCCGCGCGCAATCAGGATGTAGGCCGCTGCATACAGGTTGGCGAGCGCCTCCAGTTCCTGGTAGGCACCCGCTACAACGGAGACAGGCACGAAATAGCCTGCACTGGAGAGCGCTCTATCTATTTTTGCGCTCCCCTGTGCAAGCCACGAAACCAACTGTGCGCTCGTCGGCGTGCTTGTGGCGCCAAGCTCATTAGCAGCCGGAACCAAAGCCGACGCACCGGAGATGCTGCCGTATGCCATGCTAGTTGTTGCTCCTCGCAACTTCATGCCAGCTATTTCCGTATCCAACAATCGTCAGCGTGTCCCATTGCCCTAGCGCCGCATTTCCGGCCAAAACTGCGCCGGTCGTGTCGGTGATCGTAATGGTGTTGGCCGACGTGTTGAGAAGCATCACGTACGCACCAGCCGTTGGCGCACCGAGTCCAGCGCCTACTGCACCCGCAGCGGTCAGCCGTTGGAACGTGCCGGTTGGCGTAATCGTGCCGCCATTCGCAACGGTCAGTTCATTGACCGTCGCAATGGATAGCAGGCCAGAAAGCGAAGTATTGCCGACAACGGCCAGCGTGCCACCAACCGACGTATTTCCCGTCATTGCTGTAACTCCAGTTACAGCAAGATTTCCGATGACTGACGTGTCTCCAGACGTGATTAGCGACTTGGCGATCACGTGGTCGAGTGACGTGTAGAACGTCTGCGCCGTCGCTCCGGCGAACAACACTGCCAGCAGAGATAATGCGACCAGCACTGTAATAAGCGTGCGTTTCATCATCCCCCCTTAGGTCGGCGTGCCGTCCGCCCAGGCCGCATTGTTCACATAACGGGCCGTGCCGTTCGTGCGGTCACCGCCGACGCCAACGCCAAACTCAGTAAAGATCATGGCATATTGCAGCGGCAGCGTTGCGTTACTTGAGGTCGGATCGGTCATGACCTCGAAGGTTGGTCGCATCTGGCCTTTCGGCAAACGCATACGCAGCGGGTTTCGCTGGCTGTTGGCGCCGTAGGATTTCCAGGCGAAGGCATAGTATTGCGGCATCCCGTGCACCACACGCACCATAACATCGTTGATCGTGCCGATGTTATAGCCATCGGGTCGATAGTCTGGCCCAAACGAAGCCAGGCTGACCGTGTTTGCATAGTTGGTGCCCATCTGTGCGACGGGCACGAAGCCGGCCAACCCGCGCACGGTAGTTTCATCCGCCATACTGATCATGGCATTGTACGGTGGAAGGTGTCCGTGCTCCAGTAGTTCCGCCTTGATGTCGGCGAACACTGGAGCCGTGAATGCGCCGCCAGCGATGGGAACGTAGTGTTCATGCGTGGATGTGAACGTTACGCCACCAAAAGCCGGTGGAACGAAATCCACATTCGTAGAAGCCGCAGTCGTGGCAAAGCCTGGCGAGTAACCGCCGGTGCCAAGCCCCTTAGCCGCACCGCTATCGTCGCCACGTTGCAGCAAACGAGAGAGCAGGCGCACGCGCAGCAGGTCGCCCATGTCCTTCACAGCGTCGGCGATGTCCGCCTCAATCTGTGGAAGACGAGCATGACGCAGATAGTACCACGTCCAGGCCAGCGCCCGATCGTAGGGTTTAATCGGCAACATATGCCCGGCCGTGTCTGCTCGTTTCGGGTCAGCACGGCTGTACTCGGTGAACTCACCGAAGCCATTTGCCCCGCCCTGCGCATATTCCGCGACTTGCGGCATATCGGTGTAGGAAATCAGACTCGACCACAGCGGATCGCTGTACAGGGTTTGTGCCGCCACCTGCACCGATCCATTCAGCATTTGGGCGACGGTCAAAAACGTTGTGCCGTCTTCCAGAGCGTTTTTCTCAAGCACGCCCGCATCCCAACCAACGGGCAATGCGAGTAGTGAGGTATCTCTTGCACCTAGTGCCATGTTGCTATCCTCTTATGTCAAAGTGATGGGAACGGGACGCACGAAGATCGTCGTGGCAGATTCCACGAATCCGATGATCAGCGACTTTGTACCGGCAGTCTCAGAGATTGCACCCGCGGTAGCTGCCGTGTAAGCGTAAGCGCCGGGCGTGCCACCGGTGACGCACAGCACAGGCCCGAACACGACAACATCAACATTGTCGCCGGACGCAAAGGCCGTGCCTTGATTGCGTGGCGTCAGGGCGATCCCGACCAGGGTATTGCTAGCGAGTGCATCGCTATCCGCCGAGTCGATAAATCCATCCGACGACATACACACAGCATCGCCCGGCGTAATTGCTGAGCCTGCGGTGTAGCGGCGGGAAATTGCGCCTTCCAACTTCTTGATATTTCCGACTACTGTTTCGTTGGCGATTGCCATAGTTCAACTCCCGATGAACTTCTGTACATACAAATCCGGATTCACACCTAGACGAACCGCCTGGTCTCGCAGCGAAGCTTCCGTCACGCCAGCAGGTAGATTCACCCTCGGCGCATTGCCCACGCCTGCGCCGCTATTGATGTTCGGTGCGGTCGGTTTGGGCAGTGCAGCCATTAGTTCTTTGGCGTCCGCTTCGATGGCGGACTCATCCTCACCCTGTAAGCGGCTGGCAAGTGCGGCTGGCATGTTGAGCCGTGCGGCCACATCACGCTTAATGCTGGCGATTTCAGCGGCTTGGAGTTTGGCCTCGGTTTCGGCGATTTGCTGTTGCGCCTTCTCATACAATTTCCGAAACTCACCCTGCTCCTCTGCCGCTTTGCGCTCGGCGTCTTCACGGGCTTTGATAGCCTGCGCATCCGCCTTCGTGCGCTCTTTGACCAGCCGGTCGGCGATGATCCTGTCCACGTCTTGCTGTGTGAATGTGCGTTCCGACGGCGCCTGTATTCCTGCTGTCTGTTCGCCCGCAGTCGGCGCTTCTGGCGTTGTCGTTTTTTCTTCTGGCGTGCTGGTCGTGCTAGTTTCTTCGTTCATACTCTCCCCGTTTTTGCCGCCCGTCGGCGTAAAACAAAAAAGCGCCACAACCGGCG